AAAAAAAGCCGCTGGCGATTCGCTGCACAATGCCGCTGCCAACTCCTGCTCCTGTGTTGTTGCGTGGCACTGAACCCATTGTGTAAACAATAATAGACTCAGGCCCGCCGTCAATTTTTGCTTTAATAATCTGCGATCCAATGTCGTCCGGTCCTGCGCTTAATGCTATGCCAAGCGGGTCTTCGCTCATGTACCACTGGCCGACCGTGGGCGCAAATCGTAAGCCGTTGGTTGTTGGTTCGGCTGGCTTAAGCAACATGCGCACGACTGGACCGCCAAACGCGATGCCAAATCCATCGACTTCGATCTCTTCTGGACCGTTCCAGAGCAAACCGCCAATTGTGCCAGTGGTGTCCAGTGGCTTTTTGACAAGAATATAGTTTTGCTCAGTTGTTTCGATCGTTCCTGACGCTTGCATACAAGCAAACGGTGGAATAGCCTCACCGCTGTCGTTGCTGACGTAAACACACTCGCGACTAAGAATCGCGGTCGGTGATTTGCGAACGTTTGCAAGCAAGCCAGATTTTTTCAGCTTGCGCATTGTGTCCAAAACTTCGCGCGCAGTTGCTTCGCTATAGTACGGGATGCGTAACATTATTTTGCCGTTGTGCCGCCTGTGTACGAGGTGCGAAGTAATGCGGTGGTTTCGGCTTGTCCAAGGATTCGCACAAAGTCGCCTGTGGTTGCGTCGCCGATCGGGCAAATTGCGCCTTTGGTGCGGCTGACAATGTAAGTCTCGCCTTCCGTCAACGTTGCCCCAAGATTGATAAGTGCATTGACTTCGCTGCTGTAGACAAAGTAGCCGTTTGTAGATGCTGGCGTCAAAGATGTTGCAGTTGCCGCCGCTGTGGTCGCTGAAGCGTTGGCATCCGCTTGATACCACTTCGAATCCGATGTCGATTTGTAAATCGGCATTCCTTGCGAAATGGATTCGCCAGCTTGACCAACTTGCACCCTGGCCGATGTTGTTCCTAAAGCGACGTTTGCGCGTGTTTGTGATAAGTCTGCCATTACCAAAGCCCCAGTAGTGAATAGGGAAGTTCGCCGTATAGTTGAAACTCTAGCCAAGTCGCATCTTCGACGCTTTCGACTCGGTATCCGTCTGCGTCGAGCAAAACGGGTGTTGTAACTCGCTCTTTGTTGTCGTCAGTTGCGTAGACCTTGAACGTCAACGATCCTTTATCGACCTTAACAACAAAGCCCTGGTGTCGCACTCGCGCGTACCATGCTTTATCCGGTGTTGTGCGGTATGGGGTGCGTAACTCGATCGTGGCCGTGACTTCGACAAGCGATGATCCGATTTCGCCGTAACTTGACGCTAAATCGTATTCGACAAGCTTTGCCTGCCCTGGCTGCCAAACGTCGGTATAACCTGGAACGCTAAAAGAATCGCTGTTGGTAGACTGTGCGTACAATGCCGACAGTTGAGCCGATGCCGTGATAAACTTTCGCTTAACCGTCAGCACATTGTCTACGATGTCGCGTGTTATGCCGTTGATTGGTTCGTCGTTGGCTGTAACGATTGCTCTGCCTTCCCAATCCTCATCAACTTCGGCTTGCGTGACCTTTGATCGAATGCGGTACTCAGCTTTGATTTCGTCTGCGCTGTTGGTAAATCCACCTGGGCCGGTTTCTCCCTGGTAGCTAACCAAAAAGGCCGTCATGATTGGGCCGATCGCTTGCGGCCTGATGCTGGTAACAAAAACCGAATCGGTGCCGTCAAACAAATCGCCCGAGCGGGGCAATGGGTTTGGGCCGATGCTTGACGCGCCGTTAATGATCGCGACCAAGTTGTCGGTTGCGTCGTGAATGACTTGGTAAAGCTCTTGGAAGTTGGCGCTGGCCTTTCGTCCGTCAGTGTCCAAGCTTCCGCCGATACCTTGCCAGCTTCTTGCACAGCTCAAAACAGCCATTACGAGACCTCCACAAATTGCAATCGATCGATCTGCATTGGGAAGTCTGGTTTGCGGTTGTTAGCCGCTTGCAGTCGCTCAATGTTGCGTAAAGCGGTCAGTTGCTCGCGGCTGATGTTGAGCATGGAGCCAAGAATGTTTTCTTGTTCGCCTCGAACCAGCACGCGAGACTCAACAGCTTGCAGCGACTTGACTTGCACTTGGGTTGCTTGACGGTTCACGGCTTGGCCGACCGTTGACGTTAAATCTGCGCTCAACTGTTCTGCATCGCGGGTGAATCGAGAACGCAACTCGTTAAGCCTCGACTCCAGCTTGCCGGAATAGTCTTCAGCCAATCCGTTTGCCAATCCTGACATTTGTTCTTGCAGTGCAATTTCTGCATCGCTGACTTGGCGTTCCAAGATCGTCGGCAATGGGTTCGATCGTGCTTGGAAACCGTCTAGCAAATTGACGTACATTCCTTCGCCAAGGTCAAACATCAAGCCTTCCATGCCGCCGACAAAACCCGACTCCATCCATTGCAAAATCGCAAAGATTGCTTCGCCGAGGTTCTGCCCAAGGTTCTGGAAGATGGTGATTGTTGCCGTCGCCATGTCCAGAAATGCAGTCGTCCAGTTCTCAGAGAACCAGTCGGCATACGATGGTAAAACGTAGGTCAAATAGTGCTCGACGTTTGCGGAAATTGCCGTTAACTGGTACGCGACCGACACCGTAGCCAGTTCGAACGCTTGCGAGAACTTGCCCCAATAAACTTCGATCGATGTCAACGCGACAATTGCGTTTTCTGCCATCGAATAGAAAGTTTGATTCAGCCAATCAGCCCATGTGTCGATTTCGCTCTGGTTGTTGGTTAGCAGGCCGCTGAAACCAAGGAATGCGTTTGTAAACGACTCGATTGAAACGCCAACGACAACGCCAAGATATTGAAAACCGTTGGACATTGCGTCAAACGCTGGCTGGATCGCGTCAAACGACTTAATCATGCGTTCCATTGCTGGGATAAACGCATCATTAGCCGCCGCTGCAAATCGAAACAAGCCTTCGTACAGCATCCGCTGCATCGGCTCGAACGATGCGCCCAACGCCACGGAAAAGTTGTTCCATTCGTTGCCAGCTTGCTGAATAAGCCCCGCTGTTGTGCCTGCAAACTGTACTTGCTGCTGTAACCCAGTGTTTGCGAGCTGATTGACTGCGGCAAGCTTTTCCTGTTCGCTGGCTAGCGTGGTAATGCCTGGAATCAACCGCTCGAAAGCTTCAAAATTGCCGTCCATCGCTTGGCGTGCTTTGGTCATGCCTTCCGATAACGAAATGCCCATCGCTCGCGATAAACCGACAGCAGCAACCGTTGCTTGTTCTAATTGATCCGATACGACGCCAGCCATAACGCCCGATCGCATTACGGCAAGCGTGTCCTCATCGCGAATGGCCGCAACTCGCTCGATCTGCTCAGCCAGCTCTTGGAAAGATGCGACGTTGATTTCGTTGGCTGCGGATTGCGTTTGCGTCTCGCGAATTGCTACAGAAACGCTTGCACCGTACCGAATTGCAGCTTCTGCGCCGTCATTCATCGCGCCCGATTGCACTTCGATTGCGTTGCCAAGATTTAAGACTGCATCGGCATGACGCTGGAAGTCTGACGACATAGCAGCAACCGAGTCATTGATTGACTGCAAGCCTTTATAGAGGCCGATTGCAGCAACGCCAGCCGCACCGAATGCGATCGCAGCACCCAGCCAAGAACCGCCAGCGTTTTCGCCTGCTTCTGGTATTTCGGTTGCCGATCGTGCCAAACCCTCAAAAGCAATCGTTTGCTTTAACGTAGCGTCTGCCGATCGACGCGAAGCAAGCTCAAGCGATGCCGCCAAATTGAGCGCATCACGTTGCACCTGGGCAAGAATTGCCGATGCTTCGTTTTTGCCTTCGACTACAAATTCCATGTCGCTCATCGGCTCAACGTCTCCAACTCAATCTGGCTGCATTCCGAGCGAAAAAACGACAACAACGAGTAAAACCAATTCGACTGATCCAGCAAGCCGCCGCTGCATGGCAAACCGTACTTTTCCGCCATCGCTGCTAGGCTGATCGCTTCAAACACATCCTGGCCGCAAAACTTCTTTGGGCATTCAGGTGGAGTAAAGTAACCTTTGCCGTCGCACGCTTTGCATCCGGTTCGCTTGCATTGCGTGCATTCAATCTCGATCCCTTGCAACTGCTGACGACAACCTGAAACGCAGCCTTTACACAGCATCCCGTACGAAATCAGCGTTGCGACACGGACTTTTTTCTTTCGTCCTCCGATAAGCTGTTGTTGCCCATGATTTTTTGAACCAGCTCCATACATTCCGGCATGGTCAAAATCTTGCGCATTTCAGCCTTGGAAAACTGTCGATCTTGCATGTTTTCCCATCCGACAATTGCGTTGTCTAAAATGGAAAACGCAAGTTCAAGAATTTCGCTGGCTTGTTTGCTTTCAACGACTTTTTTCAGGATCGCCGTAAACTGAATCATGGTTTCGGCGCTGATCGCAACCGCCTGGAATGTTGGTCGCGGAAAAACGTCGATGTCACCTTCCAGCCAAATGTCAAACGTTGCGCCTGGCCTTAGTAACGCTGGCATGTAGCCTCCTAGCTTGATGCGGTAAAGCTGAATGAAAGTTCTTGATCTTCGGTCGCGCCGTTCTTGTTGCAGACCAATTCAATTTGATCTACTTGCACCTTGTTTCGTGACGCCTCTTGACGATTGACCACCTGGGCCTTTGGTGCGCTAACCAGCAAAGCCGAATTGCCTGGGGTGTCAAACGTGCAAGAAAACGCCGCTTCGGTGCCGCCAACCCAAAGGTTGTGCCAGTTTTGAGTAGCGACCAAAACCGATTCGGGGTCGATCATGATTTTTGGATGCCGATCGACGATGATAAAGCTGTGGATACCAGCCGCCGTTGCGCTTTCGCGTGCGACAATCTCGTTGCCAAGATCGATTGTTAGCGTCTTGTGGTTGATCGCGGTCACACTGTTGTACGTGACCGATGTTGCAACGTGCTTCAGGGCTGCTGCTGTTGGGTATGTTGGGCTAATCAAAGCCGTGTCTGTCGGTGTTTGCCAAACTCCGGTAAACTCCCATTCAACGCGGGCCATTTCGCCAGTGACACCAATGATGCGCGCCGTGCCAACAGCTCCTGCAATCGAATACAGCAAACCATCCTCGTAGACGCCAATCGTAACCGTCTTGACGTTGCTTCCAGGTGCTTCGGATTTTGGATAGTAAATCGTTGGATCAGAACCGCTTGCAACCCATCCGCAAGCAGGAAACAGAACCGATGCCCAAGTTGGTTCTGTTGTCGTACCAGCCCAGCCCATGTCGGTTTTGAATGTGCATTTGCCAGTGTACGAACCAGCAACACCAGCCAGCTTGTTGAAGCTTCCTTGAGCCATGCGTGCCGTGACGGGAATAGTCGGCTGGATTTGCACATCGAAAGCGTTGAACGCGCCATCGGAGCCCGACAAAGATTCAGCCGTGCCGATGGTTGTTTCGACCTTTGCGGCAAGAACTCGACGATTGATTAGTAGCGGCATTATGCTCGAACCTCAAAAGGATTGTTTTCGGAAACTCGATAGGTGACGATCAACGAAACGCTGCATCCTGCGTGATCGCCTGCCTGGGAAAAAAACGGTTGAATGATGCCGAAGTTGGAGTAAATTGCGTTGCCGTCCATCGTGTGCCAATAGCTTGGATCGGCTTCTGGATTCGTAATTGCTCGAATCACAGCCGCCGCCATTTCGTTTTCAAGTGCTTCGCGGCTTCCGGTTTCGGTGCGGTCTTGTGCAACAACGCATTCGATCGCGAATGTCAGGTCATAAGCGATCGCTGGCGGATTTCCCGGTCGTGCTTGCAGTTCGTTCGGTATCTGCGACACTTGACGAAGCACAATGTCTTGATGCCCAAACGTTGCTTCTTCAGCTTTTTGACTTGGACGCCAAACCGTTCCAACATCGAACGAATACGAATTGGTTGTCGTGATGCGTTCAAGACGCTCTACAATCTCAACGGCAATTCGCTCTGGAACTGGTAGCGTCACGTAAAAACCCTTCGCTTGCGACCAAACACAAGACCGATCTTGCCCTTGTTGTATTCGTCAACAAAAACCACTTCTATGAATGGCCTGATGCGTTCCTCCAGCCGAATGCGTCTTGCAGCATCAGCCAGACTCACACCTGGAACCATTCGAATCGGCATTCGCTTTTTTCCTTCTCGCACAAACACATTTCGCCCCAGTCTGCGAATGTTCGGTCCGAATCCGTGCCGAACGTATTCGCCGCTGCCTTTGCGGTATGGTCTGTAGTACACTCCGCGCCGCGTTTGCACCGGCGAAAAGTGTCGTGTTTTAATCAGTGGCTTGTCCATAATCGCAAGCTCGCCGTATGGGTTGCTTGCGGTTGCTGGCGTCACCTCAACTCGCGATTGAATTTGACCAACTGGGCAATTCAACTCAGCCGTCAAAAAGTCGATTGCTTTGCTTTTGGCGAAGTGATTTGCAACGTTGCTGGCGTTAAGCAAAACTTGCTTAATGCGATCGTTTGCTGCCTCGAATCTGGTTGAGATTTGGTAGACAGCAAACGGGCTTTGCTTAATCGTCAGTTTCATTGCAACGCCAGCCGAAGGAATCCATTGGCCGATGAAATCACGCGGACAATTCGCCGATCGGAAACTTGGTTGTCACCCACTTGCAACCGAACGGAAAACCGATCGGTCTTGGTGTTTAGTTCGCTAATGCTGATGCCGTTGTCGGAGTCGTTTCGCACTCGAATAATTGCAGCACAAGCAAGCTGGTCACCAAGCTCCTGCACGATCGCCGCTTCCTCGCGTGTGACCATCGCGGAAACGGTTCTCGGTGACGATCCATCTTGCATGTATTGCACATCTTCTTCGCCGTACGTTCGAAGCAAAACGTCAACGCCCGTACGACGAAAGAGAGAATGAAACTGACTCGACATACAGCACCATCGACTAGGTAGTGATGTTGCTCAACAAGTGACCAGCTTGCGGGTACATGATGACTTCATCGGTGTCATGTCGAACGCGGATAATGTCCGATCGGCTTTGCTCTTCATAGTATTGCTCGAAGGTGCCGCCGATGCTTGATCCGTCGTCACTCCAATGGAACGTGCGACCGATGCAAGCTTCTCGCATGTCCGCGCTTGTTGCGACTCGACAAACCATCGCATATTCGCCAGACCAAATTTGCGACGGGCTAGCTGATTGACCTTCCTTTGCACCGTTTTTGCTGCTGCCAGCGACAATGACAAAATCAAGTCCAAAAACTTCGGCCAGCATTTGCTCGGTGATGTCTGAAGCCTTCGCAGCCGATCCAGCACCGGACGACTCAATGCGATCGATGATTTGCGCACACTGACGCAAGTTGCGAAACACTTGTCGGTTGATGACAAGAGCGTTGGCCCAAAGGCCGGAACCTTCGTACACCTTCTTGACTGCTGCTTCAACGTCTACAACTGGCGTTGCTGCTGTGAAGTCATCCCATTCATTGGTGATGCCAGTGGTCAACGCTGCACCATTCCAGGTTGTAGTATTGAAAACCAAGTCGGCAACTCGTTGCTCTTGGTTTCGCAACACAACATCCATTGCGCGGGCTGCTGCAATGGCCTCGGCGTCGATAACAAAGCGATAACGCTGCTTGTCTCGTTGATCGACTGGTTCTTCCCAGCCGTTTTCTTCCGTCGCGTAGCTGAACGTTTCGAATTTGAACGAGCCGCGATTGTAGCTTCCGCCTGCGTTGCGCTTGGTGTCGGCCTGGAATAACAACTGCTCCAAAGGAACTCGGCCTGGGTTGTCGGATTGCAAGCCAGTCTCGACAACTGGAAGCACTTGCGTGGAAACGTAACCTCGGCGTTGCATCTCCAAGTCAAACTCGAAAAACGCTGCCAAGTCTGGTCGTAAGGTTGCCAAACTGCTGCTTGGTACTGGCATAAATTGCTCTCTTTCCCCCGATCGCGATTCATGCTGAAGTTTTAAAATTCCGATTGGCCTACGTGGTCATGACTCCATTTCAGCCAACCGGAGCGATGGGGCTTGGTTACACTTCGATGTCGTACGTAAGCAAAACATCGATGTGGGTTGCAGTTGCAAGATCGGAACCCGTCTTGTTGATCGTGATCGCGGTGTTAGCGTCGTTCAAAGCAAACGACACGCCACCAGCAAGGATTGTGGAGTTAGTCGCACCAGCTCGAAGCAACGTGTTTTGCGTTAAGCCAGCAACCGCATTGGCAACGAGCTTGACGGAGCTTGCAGACTGAGTACCAAGCAAGTCAATTGTGGTCGCCGTTGCTGCGTTGCCGCCGATCGCGATCATTGCACAATCGTGAACTCGATAGCGAAGCCCTGGCAATGCCGTCAAAACGGTTGCGCCTGCGTTGACTTGTGCCGTTGTGAATCGCGTACGCAAAACGCGAGCTGCGCCAAGGTCAGAATTGAACGGCATCATTTCGATAATGTCGCCGTCAGCCGTTGCCGATTCCAAAGCTCGACCAAGAGCGTGGTTTCCGCTTGCGCTTACCTTGCCAGCCGCACCAGCGTAAACAATTGCGCCAGCGGTGATTGCAGCCGAAGCCACAACCTTTCGCGTTCCTTGCGCTGACCACAATCGAACGGTTTGCGGTTCAGAAGCCGCAAAGCTTGGTGTTTCGGTCGTGCCGATGCCTGGAGCATCAGCACCAGCTAGGGCCAGCGTGCCGGAAGATAGCGTAACTCGTAAGTATTGACCAATCGCTGCGCCCGAGGTGAACGCTTTGCATGGTCCTTCGATGAACTGTGCCATGTGTATTTCTCGCTTTCAAATTGAATGTTGATGGGGTGTTTGGTGGCGGTCCGATTAGCGATCCGCGTTGACTTCTTCAAGCATCGCTTCTCGCAAGCCTGGATACTTTGCAAGCACGGCGTTAAACGCTTGCTTGCGATTGCCCTTGTGTGCTTGAATTTCTTCGGCAAGCACAGTGGTCCACTTGGCGCGAGCCGACTGGCCGTTGCCGCGATACTTGGCCTTTGGAACAGCCGACGCGCCGGTTTTGGCTTTTGCCTTTGCTTTGGCAGACGGCATTTCTTCTTCGTCGTCCTCTTCCTCGACCACAACGACTTCGCCCTTTGGCTCTTCTTCGGTCATTTCGGCCTTGAGTGCCATCAACTCTTCTTCGTACGACTTGACCTTAGCCGTCAGCATCTCGTTTTCTGCCATCAGCTCTTCAGCAGCAGCAGCGGCAACAGACGCGAGCGGTAGGCTTTTCTCCAAGCACCGGACAATAAACTCGGCCTTGGCTTTTGGGAATGCCGCCTTGATTTCGGAAACCGTAGCAGCGACAGGAGTGTTTGACATAGTTTTGTCTCTCGACTCTGAATTGTTATCGCCACCAGGCGCTTCGCCGCGTAGCGAAGCAACAACCCGAAGCGGCATTGTCTTGTTCTTTGCACTGACTCGCGTTTTAACGTTGGACGGTAGAACGCGCGTCGCCAATCCCATCGCGACAGCCTCTTCAGCATTAACAAAAGTTTCTGCTTTAAGGATTTCCATCACTTGCTCGCTAGACAGCTTTGTTTTGGCTGAGTAACGTTCGATCATCTTGCCTTGCAAGTCAGACAACAAACGAGCCGACGATTCAAGTTCGTCAGCCGTTCCCCCTTGTTCGCTGTACGGTAAGTGAGCCATCAAATAGCCGTTTTCGACAATCTCGACCTCATCAAAGATGCTGACGATGTAGCTCGCGATCGAAAACGCCATCGGCTCGACAATAATCTTTTTCGGCCCTGGGTATTCTTCCAAAGCGTTTGCAATCGAGAACCCCTGAAACACGCTTCCGCCTTCGCTGTCAATACGAACCAAAAGCGGTTGCGTTTGATCCATTGCGGCAAGTCGTGCTTTCACGTCTTTGGCTAATACATCGTCGCCGATAACGCCGTACAAGTTCATTTGGTTAAGCACTTGCAACCTCCTCGACACTGGCTTCTGCTGTTGCGGCCTGCGCGTTTGCAACTTGCGGGTCTTGCATGGTCATCGTCGTTCCGGTCGTCATTGGGATGCGTACAAGATCGCGCCAAGTAACAGGGGCATCGTCTTTGAATTGCTGATTGATCGATGCCGCTGCTTGCTTGGCCTTCAGGACTGCGTAGGCGTAATCCTTAATTTGCTCATCGACCAGCGTTTCCCATTCATTGCCTTGCTCTGCTGTGATTCGGCGAGGGCTTGTTAGGCCGCTTCCAAGTCGCTGAATGTCGGCTTTGACTTCGATTTCTGGCTGAATGTAGCGAAACGTTGGAGCGTTCCACCGATGACCAAAAACGTTTACGCCCCGCTCAAATGCTCGACGCAGCGATCCGTCAAGTTCCAGCTTTCGAGCAACTGCCCATTCGTAACCGGGCTTGTGCCATCGCTTTTGCAAAGCTGCTTGATTGACCCTAAAGCCCTTGCGTGCTTCATCAACAGCACCACGCCAACCAGCAAAGTTTGTTTCGCTTCCGTCCATAAGAACCAAGCAAAGCGGCAATCCGACGTTGGTGCCGATCAGTTGCAGCAGCAGGCGAACGTGATTGAAGAATTCCGAATTTGGAACGTTGGGCGAAAAGCCGTGGAGCTTTTGGCCTGGCTTGCCGTTGACTTCGATTCCTGGCGAAAGACCCTCGATCAATCGAGTTTCGCCGGTTTCGGTTGTTTCCGTCGAGCTTGCGCCGTAGCCTGCGTTTAGATTTGGAACGCCGTTTGTCGGTGTGATTGGGTTTTCGCGAAAGATCGCGATCATCGAAACGACTTGAGCTTGCACCAGTTTTGCAAAGTTCAAGTCTTCAAACATGCCAGCGACTGAGAACACTGGAGCCAATGCAGTGACGCCACGAGTTTGCGTTGTTCGCTTTGGGTTGAACACGTGAAACAATTGGCGAACGTTTAGTTCATTGCGAACCTCAAGCGGAATGGCATCTTTCTTCATGCCCATAACGCCTTCGTCTTGGCAAACGTAGTAACGCTCTCGCTTGCCAAAGTCGTCAAGCTCGACACCGAGAAACACGTTTTCAATTCGCGTCTTGGTCTGGATTTCGTGAGCTTCGAAAAACTGGAAGGAACCTTCGTCGGTGCCGGTAATGACGCAATCGCCATCTAGTAGCATGGCACGCGCGGCTTTGAGCTCAAAGTCGTGCCAAGTCATTTCGCCAGCAACATCGCACAGTTCTGGATTGGTTGCAAAATCCGTCCACCATGCAAACAAGTCGTTATCAACTGCTGCGTCTCCCGTTTCGGGAATCAGCGTAAAGCCTTGCTGAATTGTGTTGTTGACAGCTCGATCGATGATTTGCCCGATGATGCAATCGTTGCGATCCATGTCGCGGGCTTTTT